TTGTTTTCCTTTTGGTATGTACATATATCACTCTGAACGCCTGTAATAGCAAGCTATTTATCGAAATATATGTGACAATCCTGCGGGAAGTTTTGAGGCCTAAATTGTGTAGTTTATGCCTCGCCGGACATGATGAATTTCACGTATTCAGACCGGTGATCCTCAAGGTATAAAACCAGCTCGTAGAAGTCTCTCTCATAGGCCAGCCGCTGCACCGTGTTTACATCGAACATATTGGTAAGACCAGTGTCCCGGATAGCAAGGATCTGCTCCTTTACCTTTTCGTCCATATCAGTCCACCACCTTTCGCACACGGTCAATGCCGTAGATGACATTCAGGCCGGAGCCGTTGTCCCAGTTCACCATAAGGCTGCCGGTATCGTCGACTCCCGTAACGGTTCCCTTGGTGCCGATGGGCGGTGCCTGTACATCGTCCATCTGGAGAAGCTCCACGCGGGTGCCTGCCGGGTAGCGGGAGCGGAGCGCTTCAAGCTGCTCTTTCGTGATCATTCGCATGCTGCCACCTCCTTTTCCGGTGCGCCGTTCTTCCAGCTGGAGTTGCCGGAGAGGTTCTTAAGGAGAATCTTGCGCTCTGCCTTATATTCGTTTCCGATGAAGCCAAGCCGCAGGAGGAAGCAGCGGAATGCGTACTTCTCGTTGTCGACTTCCTTCTCAGTGGCGCTGATGCGCTTCAAATTCCGGCTCATCTTTCCAAGGGATGCAATGAAGTGGGTGTAGGCCTTGACCTCGTCCGGCTCCGGCATCTCAGTAAACCAAGGGAAGCTGACCGTATCTTCTGTGACTTCAATGCCAAGGTCGTCAATGCCGAGTGCCTTCTTGATGAGGCGTTCCTTGGCTGTGAGTAGGTTGGTGAGATTTCCGACCGCCACCTTGTCGATCGGGAGGCTGACTGTAAGGCCGGTGGCTTCGTCGTCGCTTTCAACCACCTCGGTATCTTCCGGTGTGAAGCCATCCGAGATCAGGCTGTGGATGATGCGTTCCAGCTTGTCTGCGTCCTCGCAGGTTACGCCGCCTTCTTTGTCGACCGTGACGTCGCCGATCTCGTAAGCACAAGTCGGCATACGCATGTAGACTGCCTTGTCGCCGGTGAGTTTTTCAATGGCCGCGACCAATGCTTTTCTGTCGTTTCCGGTTACGTTGTAATTTGCTTTCATGAGTGTGTTCCTCCTTTGTTAATTAAGGTTTTAGGCTGTGCCTTTCGGCATGTATATACATCACTCTGAAAGCCTTATTTATCAAGCGATTTCCGACATTTTCTCAGGTAGAAAATCGCCGAAGAATCCGGGCAGAAATTGTGTATTATACACCTGCCGTCGGAGAGGTCTCGACTTTCTTTGCCAGAGCGGAATAGAGGAGCTTTTCGCCGTTCCTTATTACATACACATTTTCCTCATCGCCGGTATCCTCTACGTAGCGACGAAGGATGACAGAGGCGTATTTCGGATCGAGCTCCATCATGTAGCAGACGCGGTTCAACTGCTCGCAGGCCATCAGTGTGGAACCGGAGCCGCCGAAGGTATCAATAACTACAGAATTCTCCTGAGAGGAGTTCTGGATGGGATAGCCCAGAAGATCGAGCGGCTTGCTGGTCGGGTGATCCTTATTGCGCTTTGGTTTATCGTAGTTCCAGATGGTGGTCTGCTTGCGGTCGGAATACCACGGATGCTTGCCGTTTTGCAAAAAACCATAGAGCACAGGTTCATGCTGCCATTGATAATCGGAGCGACCGAGCACGAGGCTGTTCTTTACCCAGATACACACACCGGCGAGGTGAAAACCTGCGTCAATGAATGCCTTTCGGAAAGTGAGCCCTTCGGTATCCGCATGGAAGCAGTAAGCGGCTCCGCCTTTTTCGAGGTGGTCAGCCATGTTCTTAAAAGCTGCCAGCAGGAACTTGTAAAATTCTTCGCCCTTGAGAGAGTCGTTCTGGATCGTGAGACCGTCCGAGGCTTTGAAAGATACGCCGTAGGGCGGATCGGTCAGGACGAGGTTTGCTTTCTTGCCGTTCATGAGCTTTTCCACATCTTCCGGCGAGGTGGCGTCGCCACACATAACACGATGCCTGCCGACTGTCCAGATGTCGCCGGGCTCCACGAAAGAAGCCTTCTCAAGGGCAGCGGTGAGGTCAAAGTCATCATCGGCGATGTCCTTTTCATTCCCGGTGCCGAGCAGCTTATCCAGCTCACCGGCGTCAAAGCCGAGGAGAGATAGGTCAAAGGACTGATCCTGCAGGTCAGATAATTCGACCGACAGCATTTCCTCATCCCAGCCTGCGTTGAGCGCCAGCTGATTATCCGCAAGGATATACGCACGCTTTTGTGCTTCCGTCAGGTTCTCGGCAAAGACGCAGGGCACGGTTTCATATCCTTCCTCGCGGGCAGCCGTAATGCGACCGTGGCCGACGAGGATGTTATAATCTGCATCAATGACCGCAGGACTCACAAAGCCGAACTCCCTGAGAGAAGCGCGGAGCTGTGCGATCTGCTCCTTGCTATGCGTCCGGGCATTCCGGGCATAGGGCACCAGTTTATCAATAGGTACCTGTTCCAATTTCTGTGTGTTCATTTACATATTCCTCCTGCTTCGAAGCAGCTGCTCCATCACGCTGTCCTGCGGGCTGCCCTCAAAGGGCTCGGTGCAGTTTTGCTTCACAATGTCATAAATCTCGTACCAGAGCAGGTTGGCCTGCTTCTGAAAGTTCATTAAAAGCTGTGTGAAAGGGCTCGCAATGGCAGCGCCGGTGGTCGGGTGCTTTCCGAGCATGCCGTATTTGCTGACCGCTTCGGAGCACTGGATATACCGGGCAAAGGCCTCAGAGTAGCTTTCGAGCAGGCGCTTGTTTACCAGCCTCTCGCAGCCACGTTCCTTGAGCCACAGCCATGTTTCCTTATAGATTTCATCTGCGCCGAGGGGCTTGCCGTCCTTCTGCAGAGCAGAGAGGTAATCGTCCGGACTTGGCATATCCATGCCTTCCAGCTCTACACCGTCACCGATGTCGTCAACATCGAAGTCGGTCATGTCTTCGGTGAAGTCCGGCAGCTCCATACGCTTTGCAGGTGCGCCTTTCATTATTTTGTCGGCGAGGGCGTCCGGCTTGGAGCCAGCTTTGACACGCCGCCCGCCGCGATAGGTTCCGTCTTTTGCCATGTCGATCACTTCCATTTCTGTGGTGCAGGGTTTAATACCCTGTTTGAATTGCAATTTTTGCGTAAAAGACCCCGCGCCGTTTTCCGGGGAAAAGGGTCGTAGAGATTTTGACCGCCCTACCGGTCGCCGCGCTCACGGTGTATCTTCTCGTGACATGAACGGCAAAGACTCATGAGGTTCGACTCGTCATTCGATCCGCCTTCAGCAAGCGGCACGATGTGGTGAACTTCCTCGACCGCGACGTAGCGTCCTTCCTTTAAGCACTGCTCACAAAGAGGGTGCTTGTGAACGTACCTATCACGGATTCGTTTCCAAGCTCTGCCGTAGCGTTTGCCGGGAGAGTAGCCGCGCTGGAACTTCTCGTAGTGCTGTTCCATCAGCCCTGCATGCTCCTTACAATAAACACCGTCCGTCAGGTTCGGGCAGCCGGGAAAGCGGCACGGTCGTTTCGGTTTTTTTGGCATCAGCCGCGCCTCCTTTCTGGGCATAAAGAAAGCCCTGCAGGATCATCCCGCAAGGCTCGTTGGCTGCGCGTGCAGCTGTTTCTTTATTCTTTTCGCTGATTATATACTATCATAAAGGGCGGGTGGACATCTTAGGACAAAGCAGGACATTTCGGGCGCATTTCAAATGATAATTGGATCATCCGGGAGTGTTACATGAAGGAGCGCCTTGCCGTGCCAGCGACGAATGGTGCGGGCATCTGCACAGAGCTCCATTCCGATCTGCTCCCACGTATAGTTGTGGATGTACCGGTACTTGAGTACCATGCGTTCGTCGGTATCAGGAACTGCCTCAATGACCTCCCGTATCTGTTTCTTAAGGTCTGATAGCATTTCCAGCTCACCGGCGATTTTCTTTTCCAGAGTCCACAGCTTCTCAAGCGTCCGGACAAAGGGTGCCTCGGTATTACGCGATGTCTGCACACGATCTTTATCATATTGGATAGCCGACACGCTACCTGCCATCTCGCGCAGGTTTTGTGCTTCCATTGTGTCGGACTTGATTCTCTGATCAAGGCGGTAGGCCTGATGGAGATATTCTTTTACTGTCATAAGGACTTCGCCTCCTCTCGTAGTTTTTGTATGAGATACTCGCCGTCCACACTCGTTAAGGCCTTGTACCAGCCGGAGCGGAAGAACCGTTCACACTCCATTGCATCCGACATAGCAGCTTGATTACCGGGCTTCTTTTTCAGGCGCTTCAGGGCATCCCGGTAATCCTTCACTGCCTGCAGCACGATGGCATTGGCGAGATTTTCATAAGGATCGGTCATCACACCACCTCAAGATCAGCCTTGACCGCGTCAATCAGTGCGGTCTGCGTCATCTCTTTCTTGGATAGCGCCTTTACAATCCTTTCGTCGATAGTGCCCTTGGTAATAATGTGCTGGATCACCACAGTGCCGGATTCTTGACCTTGCCGCCAGAGACGGGCGTTGGTCTGCTGATATAATTCCAGAGACCATGTAAGACCGAACCACACAAGGGTGGAGCCTCCGGCCTGAAGGTTCAAACCGTGACCGGCAGAGGCCGGATGGATGACTGCTACAGGAATCTTTCCCGCATTCCAGTCAGCAATATCGCGGCTGGTCTTGATCTCCCGGACATTGAAGCGGTTCTTGATGCGGCTAAGGTCGTGTCGGAACCAGTAGGCCACAAGAAGCGGTTTTTCATTGGCGGCCTCGATAATATCCTCCAAAGCGTCCAGCTTCCTATCGTGGAACTCAATGACCTCACCGGTATCGGCATATATGGCACCATTTGCGAGCTGTGAGAGCTTGCCTGTAAGCGATGCGGCATTGGCAGCAGTCACCTCACCATCAGGGAGCTGCAATATGAGCTCCTGTTTCAAATCTTCATAACGGCTGCGCTCAGAGTCAGAAAGCTGCACTTCGTATGCCGTGGACACCAGCTCCGGCATCTTCATGTGGTCGGTCGATTTCATTGAAATCGTGATATCCGAGATTTTCCGGTAAATGGCGTCCTCCGCATAGGGCAGCGGCTTGTAGGAGTAGATGATCTCGCCGTTTCGCTTGTCCGGCATGAAGTAATTTGTCCGGTACTGTGTGATGAAGCGTCCGAGGCGCTCACCCATATCCAGCACCTTGAACTCTGCCCACAGATCCATGAGACCGTTGGAAGAAGGCGTGCCGGTAAGCCCGATAATGCGATGGAGCTTCGGTCTCACTTTCATCAGGGACTTGAAGCGCTTAGCCTTGTGGTTTTTGAAGGATGAGAGCTCGTCGATGATCACCATATCGAAGTCGAAGGGAAAACCGGACTCGTCAATGAGCCACTGCAGGTTCTCGCGGTTGATAATCGTGATATCCGCATTCTGCATCAGCGCTGCCTTTCGTTCCTTGGCAGTCCCGACTGCGACCGAAAAGGTTAGACCCGCAAGGTGGCTCCATTTCTGGATCTCCGAAGGCCATGTATCACGGGCGACTCGTAAGGGCGCGACCACCAGAACGCGCCGTACCTCGAAGCTGTCAAACAAGAGGTCATATACGGCAGTCAGGCTGATGACCGTTTTGCCAAGTCCCATATCTAAAAGGACAGCGGCCACGGGATGCTTTTCGATGTAGCGGATGGCATAGTCCTGATAATCATGTGGATTGAAGTTCATTGATCATCCCTCCAATCTGCTCCGGATCGTCAATGACATATACCCGGTAGCCAAGTTCCCGCAGCAGCCTGTGGCGTGAGAGCTGGAGAGGGCGTGGCTTTTTGCCGGGTGCCTTCAGCTCCGCGAAACCGATATGGCCGTCAGGGAGTAAGATCAGACGGTCGGGCATTCCTGCGAAAGAGGGACACACCAGCTTAAGTGCAATGCCGCCGTTCTTTTTCACCGCCATAGTTAACTTGTTTTCTATCTGTTTTTCTATCATTGCAAACCTCCGTCAGGCGTTAATTTCAGGGGATGTGCAAGGTGTATCAATGGTATTTACCAAACTTTTTCTTAGAGCTAT